CCCTCGACGTTTTGCTCTTTTTTTTCTAATATTTTTATTACTTTCCTACCACAATTATATTCAATAATATATGCTTCGTCTGGACATCTAAATAAATCCATGTTGTATTTGTTCTTCATATACTGTTTTAATCCAGTTTGTAATACAAAGACAACCGTTTTATTTTCAAATGTTTTTGATAAATAAAAGTCAGACGCTTTTTTGTTTTTTTTTGTAAAACTATTTTTAATATATCCCATATCTAATAACCTCCGATGATTATTAGTTTTTTCTTCAAACTGTTTCCCATAATAATTTGTATTCGCGCCACCAGCACCAGTTCCCTTATTAATTATTATTGGTTGGTTTGTTAACTCGGTGGTTCTTTGATGTATATTAGCAGGTGTTTTTGCTTTTTCGGTCTTTTGTTCGGCAAGTTTTTTGACCTTTTCGGTCTTTCCGGATTTACAAGAGGTATTCATTATTTGTTTATTTGTTTATTTGTTTATTTGTTTATTTCAATTTTAATAAGGAGCATTATCCTCTTCTTTTGGGTTAAATTTTCCCTTTTTGGTAGCTATATAAAAAATAAAATTGAATTAAACAAAGGTCTGTAGTATTGTTTATAAACAAAATTAATCAATAATAAATAAGAATAAAATGTATGATAATATAGATTTTGAAAATAAAATAATGCTTATTGTTAGAAAACCACAAGAAGGGAAGACGTTTATTTGTATATCATCGATATATAAAGACCTAACTTCGGATATTCATATAGTTTTAACAATGAACACACTTTCTTCAGGAATGCAATTTTTCGGAAGAATGGAAGATACTATTGGTTCAAAGAATATAATTGTATTTAATAGTAACAAAAAAACGACAGGAAACTGTCTTCACGCCAAAAATACCGGGGATGTATTCAAATTATTACAAAATAATATTAATGTAAAAGTTATTGTGTGTTGCGCACATACAACCAGATTTACAAAATCGTTGCTTCAATTGTTTGAATTTGTTGGAGATTCTAAAAAATTTGATGGTCGCAAATTTAAAATACATATTGATGAAGCCCATAAATATATTTGTGAGAATAGACAGACCATTAAAGACTTTCATAATCTTACTTTAGTACGTAAGATAATAGGTTATACAGCAACTCCAGACCCGGTCATAAGTAATAATAATGATAATAAACAATATTTTTCGAACATTTATGTATGCGATGTAGAAAAAGAATACGGTATAATTAGGTCAACTAATTATTTTGGTGTAAAAGATTGTCAACGCAATATAATTAATTTTACTAATATGGATAAACCCGACGAATACTCAAGTAAACTTATTCCGGAAAATATTATAAAGTTGGGTTTAAATAAAAGCCAATCATTACAATTTTACGATAATAAATATAGTTTTAATTTTGGAAATGAAATCGCATTATTTAGATTTTATGATTATATATTACCTACATTAAAAATTAACCAACAAGGGTTTAGTTATCACTTTTCTCCGGCATATAATCGTAAAGTATCTCATCTTCAGGTAGCAAGTATTATTTTAAAACATTATTCTGATTCAAATATTATTATTATTAATGGTGAAGGAATTCAATTATTTAGAGGTATACATAAATCCGGAAACAAAGAATTAACATTAATTAAAACAAATCATCAAATAACTGTTAAAAATGATTTTCATCGTAAACAGTTATTGGAACCATCATATATGATTCAATCGCTCATTGAAGATTATAGAGATTTTCCTACGTTTGTAACTGGATTTGCGTGTGTAGGTATGAGTGTTACGTTAGTTAATGAATATTTGGGAAATTTCGACCACGTTATTATGGATCATAGTCATTATGATAAAGAAGAATTATATCAATTATGTAGGTTTTTATTCAATTACTTATCGTGGGATATTAAAAATAAAACCCGAATTAAACAAACAGTATTTGTTAGTTCAACCCAGAAGGTGTTTGACATATGTTTAAATTATGAACAACATATTGAAGAACTAATTAGAGATAGTTCAGGAAAGTTTATGATACAAGATGGTAATTATATAAAGAATATTCCACCTACAGATAAACAGCAACGACGTATAGACCTCGACAATATTTCTAATTCGATTGTGTGGGGTTGGAAAAAATTTGATGTTGACTTAACTTGTGAAATAGATATTGATGAACACGGAAATTTTTGTGTTGTAAGAGCAGATAATTTCTATAAATATATTACTAATAAAACTTGTCCTATCAGGTCTAAACCAAAACGTTATGCGAACGATAATAAATTTTGGGCATGTGTAACTACCGGTTCTATAAATATACATACAGTCGATGAACTGGAAAAAAACATAAAAGGAAATAATTGGGATACATACTTTCAATTAGTTCAAAATCAATCAATATACGCTAGTCGAATGTTTGTTGGGTATGAGAAAGTTACTGATAATAAACAATATAGAATTTATATTAAATACGCAAAGTTAGATTCTAGTGTCTTACCTGTTATAAATAAATGGTGTAAAAAAAAGGATTCTAATATTTCATATAATGAAAACGACGATGACTCAATTTTACCAGGTTCTGAAGAATACGAAGATTTAGGGAATCCCACGTTAAATATAACTACGCCAGATAATGATGATATTGTAAAACCAAAGTATACCCGTTCTCCAAATTATGCTTCAAAATATTTACATGACGGGTGTGTTCTTACCGCAACAATAAAAAATATTGAATTTTATTGTAAATATAATAAATCCAAAAATAAATTTTATACTATTGATGAAACCAAAACATTTGACACTATTAATAAAGCACATAGATATCACGTCTCATTAGTAGCAGAACAAATACCTGGGTATTCATGTTCTAAAAATGCGTGGGAATTGTTTAAAGGTGTAGATATTAATGGTAATCGGTATCCTATAGATAATTACGATAAACATAAATAATTTATAAAAAATGGCAGTATAAGAATTTAATAAGGAGCATTATCCTCTTCTTTTGGTTTAAATTTCCCCTTTATTTTTTTTGTAGCTATATAAAAAATAAAACATCCCATGAATGTGCCGATTATTGCCCCGACAATAACTTGGAGTATTGTATGACTTTTCGTGTTTATCCGGTTATACATTGTCAACAACGTCAAACATAAATAAAGAATAAGTATGTTTTTATTTTGAAATGCTAACCAAATAAAAATAGTTGAGTATAATGATGACTGTGCGTGTCCCGAAGGCATACCGTAAATATCGTTTGAGAAAATCCGTCCATTATTTAAAGCTAAATTTATTAATTTGCTGTTTTGTGACGGGCGCGGTTCTTTAATGATTCCTTTTAACACATAATTTAATAACGTGTTACAAAACAACCCCACTAAATAATATACAATTAAGGTGTGCTTATCCCATAATAACCGGATTGAATAAAGGATAAGTATAAATGGACTAATAAACCCGACAGAATTAATGAGTTCCATCATTCTTTATAATTGGTAGGTATATTTTATTATTACGCCGTTCCAACCTTTAATATTGATACAGAAGTTCGGTTATAATAGTTACACACCAATCCGCGCCGTTTAAATTCAATAAATGTCCCTTATCATCTAACAGTTTAATATTCATTCTATCTATGTTCACAGGTCCGAAATACGTTCTTTTATTATCCTGCATTGAACCGCCGAACTCAACAATTAACGAACCCGTAGATAAACCAGACACCTTTACCGGGATTATCGCAAAAATGTCGGCATTTGTCGGCGCCTTTGAACGATAATTGGTGGTATAATCATTATTCTTTATAATTTCATTTATAGTATATATTTGTGATTGGGTAAGTGTTCGCGGAGCACTTGGTAAAACAGTTGGATAATTTATATAATTCGTATTTAATTTATCCGCGATAAGTATTCCGTTATCCGGGTTATTATTAATAAGTATTTGTATGTTTGTTTCCGTAGGTAATGCTCTGGAACACACATAAGGTAAATCGGGAGAATAATAAGACGGCAATTTTAACGTTTTAGAATATTCGGCAATTGAAACCAACCCATTATTAATGTGATTTTGGTTATAATCGTCAATCACTAAAATGAGATATTTGGTGCCTATCAAATTTAACACTGCCGAAGCAGTATTTCCTGCCGAACTTACATTAATATACGGAACACGAAACCCCATTAACCATCCTAATGTATTGTCGATATACAAACTCTGATTTACACAAGTGGTTTCACATTGTAGAGTTGACGTATAATCAAAAAAAGTAATTATTGATGTTTCACCTATAGTATTAGTTCCTCCATATGTTCCGCCATTTAAGTTTAGTGTTATTTTACCGTTATTTGAATTGTATGATACTGGAGGTGATGCGAAACTCCACCCATTCGCAATTGAAAAACTAACGGTGTTTAATTGATTCACAAAATCGGACGGGGTATAATTTCCGTGAGAAATCGTTACGGGTATAGGGTCGAAACCTGTGATTGTAATCCAAAAACAAGTATTACCGTATGCTGGGTCGATTGTGTACCAAGTATATGGTATTTGATATGAATACAAACGCATATTCAATGCGTTTGTCAGAGGGTCCGATAAATCCAACGTATAATTGGATGACGTGTTTTCAGATACACTACTCGATTGCCTGAACTGACTATCTAAATTAATAAACCTGGACGTTTTATTTTCCAAATTTGGGTTTAGCGTATCTTGCGCAATCCCAACATTAAAATTATTATTTATTCCAAGTTGGGTTTTTTTCATTGGAACGTGTGTGCTTTCATAAACATCTATTTGTTGTTTTCTATCCGTAATTTTATCATCTTGGGTTTTATTTGGTTGTGGCAAGACTTGATTTTGTATCCAATAATTGGTTTGGATTTCGGATAATAGTTCAGTTTGGACTTCTTTAAAAAAAATGGAAATATTGGGGTTGTTTTTATATTTATTTATGAGTTGGGTTGTTGTCTCTATAACATTATTTTTTGTTTGTTGTTCCGGTTCAGTTAAACTTAAAATAGCAAATAATTCATCGGTTGTATAATTATTTATATCTGTATCAAACGACGCCATATTAATATATGTATATTGTTTTAATGTGGTTATTTTTCATTATTTATTTTTTCGTTATTTATTTTTTCGTTATTTATTTTTTCGTTATTTATATAAATATTTATAAACAATAGTTGTAATTCCTTAAACAAATCGAATTTTTCAATATTTTTTAGTAACTTATGCGTAATGGTCGTAAACCCATATCCACGTTTTAAATGACCTCTTCCTTTAAAGAGTAATTTATCCAATATAATAACTAATTCGTCATTATATTGAACCAACTCTTTTCTACCAACATGATACTTGCTTTTATATATGTATTGGTTGTGGTTTTCTGATGTATATATGTTATATCGCATATCATGATATGTTATATTTTTTATGAGTCCAACACCTTCAACCATATTTAATGTATTATTCATTTCAATCACAAATATTTTTTCATACAGTTT